CAATGACATTGTTCGTTCTGGTCTTGTGAGAGAGTATCTTCTTAAGAAAATGGCTATGGGTATGTAATGTTTATTGTTGAAAATCACTTAGGTGATTTAGAGTTAGATAAAAAAGAGACCGATGGACTTCGCCTATATAAGTTACCCAATGAAGATTGGGTTCCTTCTATCACCTCTGTAACTAGTTTCTATAATCGAGAGGTGTTTCGTAAATGGAGAAAGAGAGTCGGGAATGAAGAAGCAGATCGTGTCACAAAAGAGGCAACTCGCCGTGGTACGGATTTTCATGAAGCTGTACAAGATTATCTTGAGAATAAAGAGTTAGTTTGGGATAACTATCAACCATTAACTCAGTTCATGTTCCATAGTGCGAAGTCGAGTCTTGATAAGATTGGAAAAATTCACGCAATAGAACGCACACTTTATTCTGAATACCTTGGTCTGGCAGGAAGAGTCGATTGCATCGCCGAATATGACGGTGAACTTGCTGTTATTGATTTTAAGACCTCTAAAAAAATTAAACCAGAAAAATGGATTGAACAATACTTTGTTCAAGAGGTTGCATATGCCTGTATGTATTATGAATTGACTGGAATTCCTATCCAAAAACTTATCACAATCATGGTGACGCCAAACGGTGAAGTTCATGTTTATGATAAACGTAACAAAGGTGACTACATTAAATTACTTGTGAAATATGTTAAAGAATTTATCAAAAACCGAATGGTGGTTAATGAGTGACATCAACAAAGCACTTAAAGAAAAGTTTCTCTGTTCAGCGCAGTTTGCACAGGACATAGAGGGTATTGTCAAAGATGACAACTTAGGTTATATTGATGCTATCATACATTATTGTGAAAAAAATGCGATTGACGTTGAATCAGTTCCTAAACTCATTTCAAAACCACTTAAGGAGAAGTTGAAATGGGAAGCGACAGAACTCAACTTTCTAAAACGTACCTCAAGAGCAAAACTGCCCTTATGACTGGTTTTGATTGCTATCGAACTTATCTAGCATTCAAGAATCATTTTACGAAGAATAACTTCGACTACTTTAAATATGGTGGCAAAACAAATGCGACCACCACATCATTTAATAAGAGAAAGGACAAATATTTCTTTGAAAAAATGTCTCGTCAAAAGAAAGACGAGGATATTGTAGATTATTTTACTGCCATTTTTTCTCAATGTGATGATCCACAAAAGATGTGGATTGGAGAGATCATAGAAAATGGCGAAGATAAATATAACACTTGGAAGAAAAGGATACAAAGTTTACACTACCTTTTTCAACAAGAGATGACAGAACTTTGTGATGATAGAGATTTTAATTCTTTATTTGAATGTAGAAATGGAAAGCATCCGATAATAATAAAAGAACATTTAAAGAAGAGTGTAACTGTTGAAACATTAGTGATACTTGATGGGTTGTTGGGATATAAAAAAGACTTTGATGCAAAGTTGGATGATTTTGTGTGGAAAACCGTTAGCATGAAACTTGATAAGTATAAACCGTTCTTGTTAAATAATATTAACCTCGCAAAGTACAAACAAACCCTCAAGGAGATTGTTGTCAAATGAACGATTTTTTCGATTCTGAAATGGTTAGAAAGAGCATGGAGGATATTAAAGAACTTCAAGAGATAGTGACAAATAGTATTATTCAATCAGCTCTGTCTCCTGTTTATGAATATGAAGAGGATGAACTCGAACAACTTGATCTGGTTGAAGAACTATTAGAGAAACAAAAACTCATGTACGTCAGATGTAAACTCTCAGGAGATGAGGATGCAATGATTGTTGCAGATAATATGAGAGAGTCTTTGAGACAGATGGGCATGTCGAGAGGAACATCTGTAGAACAGATGTTTGATAATTTGAAGGGATCAATCAGAAAATTAAGGGAAACGCTTGACAACTAAATAGAACGTGTTATACTACATATGTTGAATCGACGGGTTCAACAGGGAGTGACTGAATAATCTTTCTGGCATATAGCTGGAT